ATGCCATAGGAAAGGGTACTGTAGGTGATCCTGTTTTTCTTTCCCGATCCATCTGTATCCATCAAACCGCGTAAGAGGTCGATGCGCTGTTCCACCGATCCGTGCATGTATTCGTATGGTATGAATTTCTCTACACTCGGTTTGTCTGCTTTGAGCCGTTTGATCTCTTGGTAAAAACGATTTTCGTGGACTGTCGGATTCTTTGTAATGTTGTATCGCGGACACGTGGCGTAATCGTCCCGTATCAATAGCATGTCGCCGGGTAAAAGTTTTCTTACCCTTTCGGCAATAGCCACATCCATATCCGGTGTAGAGAAAGACAGTTTTCCGTTACCACCGCAAAGATGGCCGTCTCCCAAAAGTACCCCCATGATGTAAGGATGGATGATGTATAATCTTTCCTTGTACTTCACAGGTTCACACATTGGGATTTCCCATTTCCGTCTTGTATGGTTATGGCCAAAATCTTTCAGGTTGTAGGTTACGCCGGAATCCATGATCTCCTGTGTTGTCTTGGTGATCCATCCTTTCCCCTTTCTTCTACGGTTGACATCTCGGACACACCACAGATGTTCTGGCCCGCATTCACAGGATACGCCATCAGAGAACGTAACTTTGAACACGCGGCGTTCTTTTTGTGGAAACACGCCGCTTACGGCATATACATTTCCGTCCCTGCCGAATATCTCGTCTCCAATTTGTAACTCTCCGATCCGTCTGAAGCTGTTTGGAGTAGCCACGTAACTACTGACCGGTTGTTGTTTACCAAGTCCCATATCGTCTCCATTGATAAACCGTTTCAGTTGCAAGCCTCGTGCGATTCCTTGCAGTTGATAGGGGTAAGGCTGTACTTTTAGTCCATGTTCTCCGTCTAGTTCCGGCATTTCCGGTATTTGAAAAGCAACATCTTCCTCTGTCTGTGATTGTGCAATCGTTCCCCATTGTACCGGTTCGAAATGGCGAACGTAATAAGTCAATTGATCCAATTCTGCTTTGCATTTGTTGGTTGCCGGAATCAGCCATGCGCCCGTTTGTTTGTCCCACCAGCGGATGGAAACAGAGCTTTTCAGCTTGTCTACAACCTGCTGGCGGTATCTGTCAAACTTCACCGCATAACATTGACCTTTTTCTGTATTTTGCAGTGTAATTGTCATAGTGGTAGGTGTTATGCAAATTCGTCAAACGCTTTTATCTCTTCGGCGACTTCCTCCATTTCTGCTTTTTTCTTGCGGCCGCGTTTCTTCGGCTTCGGCTCTGCTTCTCCGGTAATATCGGATTCTTCAGGAACATCGAAATCGAACGATTCTTGTTTGATTCCATATTTTCCGCCGAACAAGTAAGCGTCCACTTCGTAGTCAAGTCGGCTGACCGCTTGTCTTAAAGCATCCCCATACGGATATCCCTCGCCGGATTCGTCTTCGAATTTTGTAAACGGGACGGAAAGGTTAAGGACTTGTCCGCTTTTCAATAGCTTTTGTGCCTGGATAGAAACACCGGCCGATTCGTCTGATCCACCTTTGCTATACCCAGTGACAACGATATTTTTCAGTTTCTCATTCAGATCATCATCCGAAGGATTTTCGATATTTACAACTCCGGCTTCTTGCATTTCGCAAATCTTGACGGCATGAGTCTTTAACAAACTCATGGCATATAACAGGTCCGGATGAACGAATTGCTGGGATGATTTGGTTACTTCGTTCTTGTAGTTTGCTTCTACAAATCGCTCTGTGTAGTCAGCTGTTACCTGATTGTTTTTAAGTTTGACTTTCTGAATTTCATACACAGGTTGTTCTTTTACTAATTCATCTTCCATACTTTTTAAAATTTAGGATTGTTATAACTTTGGGGCGCTAAGGCCATTTCTGCTTTTGCTTTACTGATTACAGTGCGACACCATTCCAGTTGATGAGTCGCGGTCCGGTTCAAACGCTCACACCAATCGACAAGATATTGTTCATCTTTGCACAGACTGTCAATGATAGCATTTACTGCCTTGGAGGTAGCCCCGGCACGTGAGGCTGTTTCCCGTAACGTATCGAAGACTTCCGATTTCTTTTTCCCGTTCAGATGGTATTTGGCATCTGCTAACAGTTTCCCGGTCCGGGCGATATAGACGGCAAGGTCGTTCCCACGTAGGACAGCTTCTTGGACTTCTTCACTCATGGTAATATTCAGATAGGAATCAATGGCTGCCAACTCGTTGGATATTTTATCTATGGGTGTGATGTTTAAATTCATGTCTGTTTGTCTTTAAAATATATCTTCCGAAAAAAGGATATCCTATTTATTTTCAACCGAACAGCATCCACCACCGGAAGGCAAGTTCTTCGTACTTTTCTTTACCTTTCTGGTAAATCGTATCGCCTCGTTTAATGAATGCTTTGAACACTTTTTGATTTTTCTTGGAGATACCATAGATGAAATCCTGCCGACTGCCTGCGATATCCATATACCAGGCGCGGGAACGGTCCCAATCGAAAAAGTCAATAGCTTCATCGAATTGTTTTTGTGTGCTGGCAAAAGTGCTTTTCAGGTCTCCCCCGAATCCGTAGGTCGGAAGCCACCAATCCCATTTGCACCGGGTATCGAGCGTGTATTTGAAGTTGCCATATTGGAAACATTGGTTCTTATTGACCATGAATCGTTGAGTTTCCGCCTTAGCAAGCACTTGGGCCAGGAAAGGATCGTGTCGGGCTTCCATGCGGAGAGACTTTTTCATGGCTTCTGCCAGTTCCCAATCCTCGCCGGAATACAATATATCGTCCACCATGCGTTTGTCATACCTGACCCTTTCCGGTTCGGTAATCATCGCATCGATTAGGCTGCCGAATTTGAATGCTTTCTCCTTATCCCCGTATTGGGTACGGGGATAGAGGAGGTTCTTTAGTTCCGTAAGGTCCGAGTTGCTAACCTCCGACCGTTGGTAATACGTATCTTGCATCTTCTTCCTTGAGTTTTAGATATTCAATGACTGCAAAGTCAAATTCGAAATTGTAGGTGTTATCCATCAGCCACCGGAACCATTTGCGGCCCTCTTCCGTATCGAGAATCTTTTTCAGAATACTTGGCTCGCGTCTGTATTTTCCGAAGTTTATCCATGAGGACAGATAGAGTTTCTTTTTCATATCATTTGGCTGTTATATCATCGATATACTTTAGGTATGCGGACTGGATTTGCTCTCCGTCCTTATTCACAATTTTCTCGCAGTAGGTAATCATCTTCTTATGTATCTTCTCTAGATCCTCCATGCTCATATTGATTCCTTCGCGCATGAACCACATCTGATATACCTGCATGAATCCTTGTGGATTGGTTATCTGGATCTTCTTCTTGACCTTGGCTTTCGTTGGAGTAGGGGACATGCTGGCTGCTGAGAAATCAAATGCTGCCTGTACTTCTGCAGCAGACTTTTCTGCAGCCGCTTTGGCCTTAGCCTCTTCTTCCCGGCGTTTGCGTTCTTCTTCCTGCTTTTTTCTTTCTTCCGCTTCCTGTTGTTTTCGCTCTTCTTCCATACGGGCAGCTTCAACCGCATTGGTACGGCGTAGCTCTTCCTGTTCTTCCAGTTGTTTGCGGAGGCTGGGGAGTTTGTCGATCAAATCCTGCTTTGTACCCTCTATTTCAAAACGATAACGTTCTGTAAAATCTTTCTTCTTTTGTATAGCGACTTCATTTTTTATTGCCTTACGGGTTTCTGCGTCCATATAGAAGGTTTGTTTGTTGTCAGAAACGTTTTCAACAAAAGCACTCCAGGAGAAATTTATACTTGTTTCGGATATTCGTCGGCATACATCGTTGTAGGTAGCGAGAGTAGCGCGGTTGAACATGCTGTTTAGTGCATTGATATGCTTTTCAACGTATGCGGCATACGCTGTATCCAACATGACAGAGATATCCGATCGGTATTGAGCCTTTTCGTTCTCCAACATCTGTTTACGGCGAGCTTCCTCTTCCCGTCGTTTTTGTTCGGCAATCTTCTTGGCCGCGTATTTGTTACGGGCCTGTTGGAGCTTATAAGGAATAGTGGTGGTCGATTTGACGTCGATAGCCGATTCCAAAGAGGTAAAAGACTTGCTGACCGTAGCCAGAAGTTGCGTCAATGGCTTACGGCGCTTGTTCATGTTCTCGACTGTTATTTTCGTCTTCGCCAAATACTCTGAGACCTTCTCATCCAGTTCATCCGAGTTAATACCTCCCGCTGCTTCAATGGTGTCCAAAAGTGTTTGTCCGGCTTGGTTGCAGTCCGATACGGAAGTCTGGTTGCGTTGCAAGGTGGCAGGAGCCGATTGCATGATCTGATTGAATTCTTCCACTTTAATAAGAGAATTGTTAGCTTGTGTATCCATTGTGATAAATTTTTAAGTGATTGATCGAGTTTATTAAAATCCGGCGTCTTCATCTTCCTGTGATATTGGGGCTGTTATACCTGATGCGGGTACCGGTTCCGCTTGTGGTTGCTCTCCGAATTCCTGTAAAGGGTTTTCCGATTGAGGTTGGAGGGCTTGTGGCTGCTGTCCGGGTTGATTGGGCTGAATAACGGTTGTTTGTTCTAATCCGTAGTCAATATCCTGCGGTTCTTCTTGAGTTTCGAATACAGTAAACTTTCCGGTCCGGACTTTGGGATATCCGTCGAATGCGTGTTTAATCAGTTTGCTTTCCAAGAACCCAGGATCGATACCGCCTTCGTTTGAAGTATAGAGGGCATTCGCCTTACCTTCTTTTTGACGGGTTTGCGGATTCCAACGTTGGTTGTTTTTGTAGCTGTACGCCTCTAAGCGTTTGATATCACCCTCCATCATCCAATGCCAGTCTACAGTCCCATCGGCGCGGACAATACGGATAAAACCACCGATCACCTTATTTGATTTGCGGGGACAGGCCGCCTGATAGGTAACGGTCTTTACTCCGTCAACCAATCCCGGTGAGAATGTATCACCTTCATAGCAAACAACCGGATTATCTACATACCGGACCTGTCCGGCACGCTGGCGCATAACCAATTCCCCATAACCGGTGATGGAAAGGTAAGCACGCAGTTCATAGATGTCGTTGCCATTGTTGTCCTTATAGCCGGTCTTCGTGCTGCGGGGAAGAATATAGCAGTGGGGGCGTCCTGTGGGATCAAGAGACAGGCCGTTTACGGCAATATCTAAGAAACAGCCGTACAGGGACAGTGGAGAACATCTTTGCAGTTCCGGCTTGTCTTGTAAGATTTTCCGGAAGTTGAATTTTTCCTTTTCATAAATCTGTGTTCCTTGGCCGGTTCCCCAGATCGCATTGTACATGAGTATGAACTTCTGTTCAACCCGGCTATCATCCGCTATCATGAGCGGATTTAGCTGATTTAGTTCAGCTACTTTAATTTGAATTTGATTTGACATGATTCTATTGTTTAAAAATTAATTACCAATGTTTCTTTATCGTGTAAACCATTGCCACGCAACCAGATGCCGTAACTATATGCTGGAAATACCCCAAGCAAATAGCGATAATACCAAGTATGGCAAGCGTTCCAAACAGGATGTAAAATCCCCACCTCGCTACTTGAGCGAGTTTCCAGTAATTTGTTTTCATACATCAATGATTAATTGGCAAAAGCCGTTTACTTGTCTTTGAAATAGCGAGTTGGATTTATATTGTAAACATCCTCCGATAACCCTTTACCTGGAGTGCCTTGCCGTGTTAATAATTCATTTAGTAATCGTATGGATTCAGGGCGCATTTATACAAGTCTTCCAACCTGTATTCGATTTTGCCCGGCCGTTTGTAACGCTGTAAAGTACCTTCCGAGACCCATCGCTCCACATTCTTCCGTCCAAAGCGGATACGTGCTTCCTTTTGTCCGATAAACTCTCTGGTTCCGGCTTGTATCTTGGTGATTTGCCAAGCGAGGTATTCAAGTTCGATTTTTCGAAAAGAAGGAATGTTTGGATAGGTGTTATCGGTCTGCATGATTATTCGCTTTTAAAAAGATTCTTTTCGTTTGCATATCGCATAAACTCCGCCATAGAGTGTATCGAGAGTTTTCGGAACACGTTCTTCCGATGATTCTTTACGGTGTGGGACGATATAAAAAGCGCTTCCGCAATCTCTTCGTCTTTCTTGCCATAGTA